CATAGTTTAATTTTAATCTTTTGAAAGGTGGGAGGGTTTAGGCTCTCCTACCAATCAATACAAAACCAATAATATGGCTTGTAATTTAACAAAAGGTAGGGGATTAGATTGTAAAAATGTAATGGGTGGTGTGAAGCGATTCTACATCTGTGTATTAGCTGATGCGACAACAACAGTTGCAACAGGTTCAATGACAGATTTAGACATAGCAGCAGCCGTTGGTGGAAGCAATCTATATCAATATGACTTACCAAGAGGTACTGCCTCTATAACAGAAACAATCACAGGTTCAGTAGAAAACGGAACAGTTTTTTATGAGCCAAGTGTGAATATTAAGCTACACGCATTAACTGTGGCTGATAGAAATGAATTAAAATTACTTACTCAAAACAGATGTTTAGTATTCTGTGAGTTGCAACAAAAATATGCTAACGGACACAATGTAATTGTAGCAGTTGGTTTAGAGAATGGTTTAGACTTGTTAGCAGGTACAGAAGCATCAGGAGTGGCAGCAGGAGATATGAATGGTTACGATTACACATTTTCAGGACAAGAGCCTGACCCTATGGTATTCGTTGCTGATTATACTACTACACCATTTGACAATGCAGCATTTACTGTTACATTGGTAAATTCTTAATAATTTTTTAATTTGATTTGAAAGGGGGAACAGAAATGTTCCTCTTTTTTTTTGTTATTGTAATAAATAGGTTTTTTTTATATTTACTATAAAGGGATATGCAATACTTTGAACAAGCATTAGTTGGTGTGGATGAATTACAATCTTTAAGATGTACTTTGAGAGAAGTCTTAAGAAGTGGAGAAGATACTTTTAAGATAATTTTAAGTAATGATTTATCTAAAGTTGAAAAAAGCATTACTCCTATAACTTATGTTCAAGGAATTAGATTTGATATTCTGACTTTTAAACTTACATTTGCTGCTGCTGATGAAGATTTAGCAAATGGTATTGTACACTTTGAACCGACAGGAAGTTATACTTGGAGGGTAGAAGATGCAGATACACAAAGAATATTACAAAAAGGAAAAGCAATTGTTTATCCTAATGGCACGTTCACAACGGCACACAAGTTTGGAGATGAGGTTAATTATACAGAACACTCTAATCCAACAACTAACACAATTTACATTCAAGCATAATGAAAAATAGATTATCACAAGTTTATCTAGAACAACAGACTGCACCAAAAATCGTTGAATCTGACAGAACTGATTGGGTAGAGTTTGGAGAGGGAGAATACAGAAATCAGTACCCTCAATTCCTAATTGAATTATACAATTCATCTGCAACACATTCTGCAATAGTAAACGCAACATCAGAGATGATAGCAGGTAAAGAAGTTGTAATAGAAGAAGATGGAGATTTACAATCTAATGTAGAGTTGAAACAATTCTTTGCCAACATTAATGGTAAAGGTGGTAGTGTGGAAGAATTATTAAGCAAAACTGCTTTTGATTTGAAACTACACGGCTCTTATGCTTGGAATATCATTTGGAATGTAGATAGAACAAAGATTGTTCAAGTACATCACGTTCCTGTTGAGAAATTAAGAAGTGGTAAACCTAATGAAATGGGTATAGTAGAAGAATACTACCTATCTAATGATTGGACACAAATTAGAAAGAAACAATATGCACCTCACAGAATCCCTGCTTTTGATAGTAACGACAGAACAAGTCCTAATGCTATTTATTTCAATGGGTTATATAGTGCAGGAATGGATATTTACCACACTCCTGATTATGTGGCATCTACTAATTGGATACTTACCGATAATCTTACCTCCAATTTTCATTTGGCAAATATCCAAAATGGTTTTAGCCCTAGTTTTTGGATAAATTTCAACAATGGAGTACCAACGGAAGAAGAAAGATTTGCTATTGAGCAACAAATATCAAGGAAGTTTAGTGGAGCAGGAAATGCAGGTAAGTTTGTTTTAACATTTTCAGACGATGCTAATTCAAAGCCTGATTTACAACCTATCCAATTGTCAGATGCTGACAAACAATATACAGTTTTAAACGAATTATGTATTCAAAACATAATGATTGGGCACAGAGTTACTAGTCCACAATTATTGGGAGTAAAAACGGAAGGACAATTAGGTGGTAGAACAGAGATATTAGAAGCCTATGAATTATATTCTAATACAGTTGTTCAACCTTACCAAGATATGCTCTTAAAGAGCCTTAAAATGCTATGTACGACTAACAATATGGTATGTAATATATCTATCAAAGATTTAAGTCCTTTGAATAGTATGTTTGATGCTGATATATTGGCTGATGTATTAACAGAAGATGAAATAAGAGAGGAACTTGGATATGCACCAAAGCAACAAGTGTTAGAGGAAGAAGCTAGAAAGTTTGCTAGACATAAGGTTCTAAATAATTTTATTGAAAAATATGGCGAGGATGAAGATTTAGAAAATTGGGAGTTATTAAGTGAGGAAGAAGTCAATATGGAAGATGAACACCAAGATTTTGACTTTGAACACAACCTTAATGAATTATCAAAAAAATTAAATTTAGTTAGAACAGGAGAACCAAGAAAGCGAGGTAGCAAACAAGATGGTTTTGATGATGAATTTAATCTTTACAGAGTTCGTTATCAATATACAGGTAAAACTAAAAAACATTCTTCTGAAAGAAAATTTTGTACCAAAATGGTACAAACAAAAAAAATATATAGAAAGGAAGATATAATTGGACAGGCTCATAGTCTTTCAAGCATACCTGCTAACAAAGGTTTTGGAGAAAACGGCTCTGATATTTACAATATTTGGCTTTACAAAGGAGGTGCTAATTGCTACCATAAGTGGGTTAGAAAAATATATGTAACAAAGTTTGGTAACAAACCTAATTACAACACAGACGAAATAATTAACAAAACAAAGGCAAGAAGCAGAGGTTTCAAACCTGAGGAAAATGACCAAAAGATATATCAAGCACCAATTGATATGCCGAATCGTGGTTATGTAAACCCTAGATAACAATGGCAGTACTATTCATATCAGAAGATAAATTAAAAAGAAGCACAACTATCAATGGAAATGTTGATGTAGAGTTGTTAAGACCATATATGAAAGTCGCACAAGATTTACATATTTGGACAAAGCTAGGTAGTAAATTGTATGAAAAAATACAAGCCGAAATAACTGCTGATACTTTAACAGACCCTTATCTTAAACTTGTAAACGATTACATTCAAGATGCTTTAGTACATTGGACTTTGTATGAAGCAATTCCTTTTTTGGGTTACAAAATAATGAATAAGGATATTGTAAGACAAACAAGTGAAAACTCAACGACTGCACCTCTTGAAGAAATAAACTTTTTAAGAAATACAGTTATGAATACTGCTGAATGGTACACAGAAAGATTAATTGACTACTTATGTGAGAATAACAATCTGTTTCCTGAATACAATACTAATACAGGTGCTGATTTAAGACCAAGTAGAAACAATTACAATAACGGTATGAATTTAGGAAAAAGAAGATTAGACGATACTCAAATAACATTAAGAGATTTTTTAGATGGCTCAATATAAACCAAAAAAGAAAAACGAAATTAAGCTAAAAAGCTACATTGAAAACACAGATGAAAGAAATAATAAAAGAGAACGCAGACGTTCTAGGACTAAATAGCGTTTCGCTATCTATTAGTTTTTCAGGAGTAGAACAGGTTTTACAAATTGTTTTATTGACTATATCAATAATCTATACTTTAGAAAGGTTTAATTATTACCGAAATAAGAAAAAGTAATGATATACTTTAAACATCACGAATTTGATTGCCCTACTAAAAAAGGAACAGGAGAATTAATGGAAGTCAAATTTCTAGAAATGTTGGATGATGCTAGACATATAGCAAAGATTCCTTTTTATATAAATTCAGGTTACAGAACACCTGAACACAATAAGTCTATTGGTGGCAATCCTAATAGCAGCCATATGAAATTCTGTGCAGCAGATATTCATTGTGCAAATGGACAAGATAGATTAACAATGGTACACGCTTTAATCAAAGTAGGTTTCAGAAGAATTGGGATAGCAAATACATTCATCCACGTAGATACTGATAGAAACAAACCACATTCAATATGGCTTTATTAACAAGCATCTTTTCAAAACTTTTAGGAGATTCATCAAAAATTATAGATGAAGTTATAACTTCGCAAGAAGAAAAATTAATTCTTAAAAACGAACTAGAAAAAATTATCAATGCAAATCGTAGTATTATTGAGCAAGAAGTTACCAAAAGGTGGGAAGCTGATATGCAAAGTGATTCTTGGTTGTCAAAGAACATTAGACCAATGGTTTTGGCTTTTCTTGTTTTTAGCACCGTACTAATGATTTTTATTGATAGTGGCACAATTGTATTCCTTGTAGAAGATAAGTGGGTAGACCTGCTGCAAATAGTCTTAATCACAGTAATAGGTGCATACTTTGGAAGTAGAGGATTAGAAAAGATAAAAAATGGCAAACAATAGATACAGGTTACGACCAAACGAAGAAAAAATCATTCACGATTTAAGAAAGGAAGATTTTAGAAATGTATTAGTTATTGGAGATTTACATTCTCCATTTACAAGAGAGGGTTACCTCGAACATTGTATTGATACATATAAAAAGTATAATTGTAATACAGTTGTACTGATTGGAGATATTATTGATAATCATTATTCTAGTTTTCACGAGCAAGACCCTGATGGTTTTGGAGCAGGAGAAGAATTAGATAGAGCCATTGCTCAAATTCAACCATTTTATAAAGCATTTCCAAAAGCTAAAGTTTGTATCGGAAACCACGATGCTATTATATGTAGAAAGGCATTTAGTAGTGGTATCTCAAATAGATGGATAAAAGACTATGACGAGGTATTAGGTACTTATGGTTGGGAATTTGAGGAGGAACACGTTATTGATGGTGTTAAATACATACACGGAACAGGCTCATCAGGTAAGGGTGCTACTAAAAGGGTATTAGAATGGCAGACAAGTGTCGTACAAGGGCATATACATACAGAAGCATTTACTGATTGGTATTGTAATAAAGATAAAAAATTGTTTGCAATGCAAGTTGGTTGTGGAGTAGATGATAGAAGCTATGCAATGGCATACGCAAAGAACTTCACAAAAAAATACATCATTTCTTGTGGTGTAGTATTAGAAAACGGCACTATTCCTATTGTCGTTCCTATGAAACTATAAAGTTATCAAAAAAAGTTTCGCTTGTAACTACCTATAAAATAAGGGGTTACATATTTCTCAATAAATTTACACTAAAGTTATTCTACTTTCTGTTGCTAGACTTATATGGTCGTGGTATATTCGCTTCATATTAATTATTAAAAAATAGGAAAATGACAAGTTTAAAAATACAAATTAACACTAGAGAACAAGCCCTAGACGTTTTAACAGATATTGAAATGAATTACCAAGTAGGTTTTAAAGTTGTGTTTAATCTTACAGACGTTACTAAAAAATATGCTAACGAGCATTTAAACCTATCAATCAAACGAATTTGTGATTTTTATATGACTAACGAATCTACTAGAGAAGAGTTTGAGACTGAATTATATCTTTTAGGAAACGATATTTTATATAGAATGTAAATAAACTAACCTCAACGGCTCAATCTTAACGGATTGGGCTTTTGGTGGTATAAAACAAAATATATTATGTACTACATTATTTTTAAAGATGGATTCAATGAAACTTGCAAAGAAGTTTTCGATACAGAAAACCAAGCTGCTATGTATATGAATGAACTGCTTGATTACGATGCAGTAATAATAGAAACTAACATTAAGTATTAATTATTAAACAATAGGATTATGGGATTAAGTAAAAATTATTTTATGGAATTACAAGAAATGTACCACGCAGGTACGCAAATGGTAGAAAGTGTCAAATTAGGAGATGTGATGTATACCATAGAAAGTAGAAAATAAGGACTCGCGGAATTGATTGAGAATAGCGAAAAGGATTTGATTAGATTTAAGAATGAGAATAACGACCATATGGTTAGTTATTGTCAGAGTTGTATAGATAGGTTCCAATTTGCTATTGAGCAATTAGATAGTGTCTATGGTATCATAAAACTATACAAATAATGGAAAGAGAAGACACGGCACTAGAACTTATCGCAGGAGTGATAATAGTATTTATACCAATTTTAATTTTATTTATCTAATGACAAGA